CTCAAGAATTTCATCATTCTCATATTTCTTTTTTTGATTAATCAGTTCATCAATCAAGTGTATCAAGGAAACTTTTGAGCTGTTAGGAAAGTTATAAAGTCCTTCTTCCTCCTTGGTGATAACTCCTTGCGGCTGCAGATTCAATTCAAGATATACTCTGGTTCTTGTCCTGTTGATTAGGTTCACTTGATCTTTGGTAAGCATTTCTGATGACGTGGCTGTTATGGCTTTTTCTCCCAGTATGTACACTGAAGAAGCAACAATCTTCCTTGGACCGCTCCTAGTATAGGATTCTGACGCAATGCCAGTTGCTTTGACCCAGAGTGCCATATTCACTTGCTCAGGAGTAAATCTCTTCGTGTACAGAGCAGTGATCAGTTTTTCTTCTGCCAATTTTTTCCAATCCTCAGGCACCTTCAGCTTCAGCAAAAAGTCCCTTTTCTTTTCACTATTTCCGAAAGGAATTGTCACTCTTAGGTTTGGCATTCCTAAGTTGTCAATGTCACCTTCAGCTCTTGCCATGAAAATCTTTTGAACCAAGGAAGCATCAATTGAATTTTCAATTGCAATCCATTTTGCAAATCTGTAGCCTATTATAGCCATTTGATCTGGTTCAAGGAAGAAAAATCCGCAGCTTCCACTAGGCGCATAAACGATCCTCTGTGTATATTCATGAAATAGTGGAGAAGTCAGGCTACCTAGTAGTTTGTAATTTATCATGAATTGTAGTCTTTGTATTATACCGATTGTGTGCATAGAGCAGCCTGATTCTGCACATGATTTTCTAAGGTTTGAGAATTCATTTTGTCTTGATTCTAAGGATGTTCCTTCAGGCGTAGAGCAAGAAACATAAACAAATTTAACTGAACCCTTGATAACTGTCCCGCCAACAGCAAAAGTTGAATTAAACTCTTGCAAAGGTGAAAAATCAGGATAAGTTGATTTTTCTTCACTCAGCTGCAAACCATGGTATCTGTATAACCATTTTATAGTGTACATACTCAAGCTCAAAAAACAGGTTATATACAGATACTCATTCTTCTTTACTTGCTTCTCTGTCTCTGATAGTTCCTTTTTTCTTTTTTTCATGACAATTGACATCTTAATCAAAGAATCATCAGATGTAATAACAGCATTGAAAAAGAATTTGCAATCTTTACCAAATACACCTCTAGATTGCCACTCATCAAATTCCATTTTTAGCATTGCTTCTAGATTCTCTTGCATACAAGTGTGTACTAAGCTGCTTAAAAAATGTAGAATTCCCTGAAGCATGTTGGTCTTATTTATTATACTTCTCTGGAAAGGTTCATCAAACAAGAACATCTTGTCATCTGTTCCCAGGAATTGTCTTTTAAGAATGTTGAATGATTCATCAGTGGAGGATACAAATTCAGGATTTGTTAACATCATTTTGATCAACTTATCTGGCAATTGTATTCTTTTTTCAACCCACATGTTTAAAACTGTTGCAACTGGCTCTACAAAATCGTCTGGTATAAGAGAAAAAATTGTAGTGAACATCATTTTAATTGTTTGGTTCTGTGCCCAAGTAGTGGCATCATTCGACCCCGTAGCTGTCATTTTTTCAGTTTCAGCAGAGCTAAAGAATTCTTCAATAATCTTATCATGTGCTTCAACATAAGTTGTCTTCAATTTCCCCTTAGTTAGCACTTCTTTGTCACTTTGCTTTCCAATAGAGGCCGCTGTTGTTTCTATAAATTTTGCTAATATTCTGTAAGTTATATGCAGCTTAAAGATTTCTCGAATTCCTCCAATTTGATCCTTTGGCGAAACTGTCACTGTGAACCCAATTTTCTTAGCATACTCATACACCAGATCCAATGATGCGAAAGGATTTTCTCCGATAATCCCTTCTTTTATCAATTCTGCAATGCCTTCAATTGCCTTTCTGTTCTGAGCTTTGTTGTACTTCTTTTCGGCAGCTTTCCTCTTCCTCAAGCTCTCAATATCATCATTTTTTAAGACTCTCTCAATCTCTTCTCTGTTTAACAAAGGTTCAGAATTGTTTTCCTGCATTTTACTTTTAAAGATGTTAATTTCTTCAGGTGTCATTGTCAGGGGTAATGAAGCCAATGCACTGCTTTTTAGGGAAGCTAAACTTTCAGATGAAATTGATGACAAATCATTAATTATTTCATTTTTAATCATATCTTTAAATGAAACCATTGACAACCCTTTCTTTCTGGACATGTTTAAGGCTGCATTGGTCCCCGCCAATAAACAGACTTCCCAATCAAACTCATGATTCTTTCTTGACTTAACTCCTCCGTAAGCAGCAAAAGTCTCATTTCCGAATAGTAAATCTTTCTCGATCTTTTGTGAGCTTGCCTCTTGTTTCACAATCTTAGAGTACATTGATGCCAATGCATTTGACTGTTCACGATCCTCTTTAGAGTGGCAATTGCAAGTGTAGAATAGATCAACTGCCTGTTCCATCTTGTCATACTCCAAAGGAGAACCATCTTCTGTCTTCTTGAAGATACTGAACAGATTAGAATACCTGTCCTGAGAGTAGTCAATCTGCTCTGAATTGTCCGAAAGTATGTTTTGTGAGCCTTTGTATATTACAGGATCAATTCTCCCTTGATAGATTTTCATCAATTCTGTTACTCTCATCAGAGAATAGGCCAAGAATCTTGATCTTGGGAACCTATCAATTTTACTCATGCTTTTTAATGGATTGCACCTTGTTAAGATTCTATTACATGTTATTTCCATATAAAAGAACCTCAGTTGCTGCAAGGCTGTACTAGTTGATGTTTTGTTTTCAAACATGAACAAAACTTGATATAAGAATTGTTTTCGACATATCTCACTTATTTCCTCGGGTCTTTTGTTTCCTTGCTCAAAAACATCAATCTTGTTGAAGTATAAGGCTATTGCCTTTTCAGTGATGTTCTGGAAGTGAGAGCTCTTTGCTTCCTTTGTTGAGACAAAGGGGAAAATCCAAAAATTCCCTGCGTCAACTGGCTGCTTGAACACTGTGGATAACAATTGGCAATCTGTCTTTCTCACAGCAACACTGTAAAAGACAATTTCTCCTTTACTTGTTGGCTTTATTAAAAGGTAAACACTCAATCCTCTAAGCTTCTTCATCACAAAAGCATTTTCTTCTGTATATTGACTCATGGAAATCACCAACTCTGTGTTTATTCTATCCTGAATTTCCATTATTTGGAACAGTTTTCTCTGAGAAATGTCATCAATCTCTCTCCTCAAAGAGTTGTCATTTCCGGAAATTTCTTCAGCTTTTTTGGCAAGTGTTTCCATGTCATCACTTTCTCTCATTGTGAACCCTCTTTTTTCAAACCAGGTTTCGTCATTTAAATATTCCTCCAAATCAGATGAAAAGAGATGCTCATCTTTTATAGAAAAATGCTTTTGTGATTCTTCTCTTTTTTCTTTAAACAACTTACCAAATTTTTTCGCAGATTTCTTCCCTGACACTCCTACTAACCCTATTTCACTAGATTGCATCATTGATGGTGTCATCGGGATCTTTACTCTTTGCCTTTTTCTAGAATCTTTTCTTCCTGCTATTTCTGACAAAGCCTCATTTTTTATAATAGTCTCATTTATTTCTGTTTTGAAAGTTTCTTTGTCAAAGGCCGGTGACTCTTTTTGAATCTTTTCAAGCATTTCTTGAACAGACATTCTTTTATAGTTGTCTCTCTCATTTCCTCTAGCTGATTCTATACCAACCTTCCACATTTCACAGATTGCCGACAATCCTTCAATTTTATCAAAATCTTTATGGTCAAACCAGTAATCTTCGTTATCATTCATTATGGATCTCTCAGGCAAGAATAGAGAACTTTGCACTATAGCCTTTTTCTTATTTTCATCATAGCAATTTACTCTAGAATCATATTCATCAACTGCTTTTTCAACTTTCTTTATAGCTTCTTCAGCAGTTTCTTCAACACTCTTCTCAATTAAATCTTTTTTCGCCAGTGTGTACAAATCCTTTTTAAGCCTTCTCAGAACTCTTTTTCTAGCATTAGGGTTCGCAATCATCCTTCTTTGTTCTCTTTTCAATTTTTCTATGTAATTTTTGTCAATTTTCATCTGTTCTTCATCTTTCTCTTTTATCTGACCTTCTTTCATCCTCTTAATTGCTTCAACAATTTCAAGACTTCTTTTATGTGAAACATTTTCTTCTTGGTCTCTCCATCCTAAAGAGTGATAAGCAATGTTCATGACTTCATTCCCAGCTCTCACAAGGGGGCATAAGACAGACATTTCTTCAGGGGCAGAACCAGTCACTCTCACTTGTGCTGAGTTTACTGCAATAACTTTCAATGTGATCGGTTTGACATCAAGTCTCTCATTATATTCAATGATCTTTGTTCTGTAATTTTGCCTTTTAGTGTTAACTTGGACATGTGTTTCCAAATCTCTTGATGTGCTCAGTTCCACCGCCACCTGTTTGTCTTCACAGTCGATCATGATATCAGGCGTGAAAAGTTTGGTTATTTCTCTAGCAGCCTTCATGAAAGAATCATCCAGGAAGAACATACAGAGCTCATGAGGACATTCAGACAGCCTTTTTGACTCACAGCAGACCATCAGTACACAAAATTCTTCGTTTTCTTCGTCAAACAATGACATCTCAAAAGAAATTTGGTCCGAATTACCTTCAGCTGGGAAAGAATTAAAATCCTCTTTTTCAGGTATAAAGTTCTTTTGTAATTGATTTGTCCACTGTAAATTTGTGACTTCAATTCTGTATCTGCTTCCAAATTTCTCTACTGTGTCATTTTCGTTTTCAAGACAGATTCCTTCTCTCCACGACTTTAAAGATAACTTTTCTTTAAATTCTGAGATTTTGACCTTCTGGTATATTTTGTCCGTTTTTTCCTCATCTTCCTCCATCTCTATTTCAGTTGAGAAGAATTCATTGTTGATGACACCTAACACATTCTTTAATT